ATCATTATTGTGATGACGCGCTGGAGCAAAAAAGATTTGGTTGGTCAATTATTGAAAAAACAATCAGATGATTACGCTGATAAATGGGAAATTATCGAATTTCCAGCGATTATGCCAGAAACTGATAATCCTTTGTGGGGCGAATATTGGAAAAAAGAAGAATTATTGGGTGTAAAAGCATCGTTGCCCATATCAAAATGGAATGCACAATGGATGCAAAATCCCACCGCAGAAGAAGGAGCTATTGTTAAGCGCGAATGGTGGCAACATTGGGAAGGCGAGAAAGTTCCTGCCTATAATTATGTTATACAAAGTTATGATACTGCATTCTCTAAAAAGGAAACTGCTGACTATTCTGCAATCACGACTTGGGCTATCTTTGAAAATGAAGATGAGGCTACACCTAATATTATATTGTTGGATGCCAAAAGAGTGCGTGTCGATTTTCCAGAATTGAAAAGATTAGCTTGGGATGAGTATAAATATTGGGAGCCTGACTGTATATTAATAGAAGCAAAGGCTTCAGGAACGCCATTAACTCACGAATTAAGAAGAATGGGAATACCAGTAACATCTTATTCACCGAGTCGTGGTCAGGATAAAATAGCCAGAATGAATAGTGTTGCTCCAATATTTGAATCTGGAATGGTCTGGGTTCCTGATGAATCATTTGCTGAGGAAGTAGTTGAAGAGATGGCAAGTTTTCCTTATGGTGATTATGATGATTACTGCGATAGTGCGACAATGGCTTTAATGCGTTTTAGACAAGGTGGTTTTTTATCGTTGCACGAAGACTATCAAGATGAAGTAAAATTGCTTAGAAAGAACAGGACAGTGTATTATTAGTGGTACACTAGAATTAAGAGTATAAAATGGTCGTAGAAAAGAGATTAGGCACAGAAGACAATCCAGACATAGTTGAATCTGGTAACTCAATAGAGGTTATACCAGAACAAACTCGTCAAGAAGCCATCAGAGAAGCAGCCAGTATATTGGTTGCTAATGATGAAGTTTTGACAGAAGATGAATTACAAGAACCAGAAGCACCGCAAGGTAATTTTTTTGAGAATTTAGCGGAATTTTTAGACGAAAAAGACTTAGGTAAGTTAGCGTCTGATTTAGTTGGTTCAATTAAAGGGGATCTCGATTCTAGGAGTGAATGGGAAAGAACTTATACCGATGGACTTAAATATCTCGGTATGAAATTTGATGAATCAAGATCACAACCCTTTGAAGGATCTAGTGGAGTTATTCACCCAATACTAGCTGAAGCAGTAACTCAATTTCAGGCGCAAGCCTATAAAGAGTTACTGCCAGCTAAGGGTCCAGTTAAGACACAAATTGTAGGTACTAGAACAGCCGAAGTCGAATCACAAGCAGAGCGCGTTCAGGAGTTTATGAATTATTACATTATGAATGTAATGGATGAATATGACCCAGAACTAGATCAATTGTTATTTTATTTACCTCTTGCTGGTTCTGCTTTTAAAAAGATTCATTTTGATTTTGTGCTCAATAGAGCTGTTGCGAAATTTATCCCACCAGAAGATTTGGTTGTCCCTTATGAAGCTCCAGACATCACCTCAGCTGAAAGAATTACACATGCAATCAGCATGTCGCGTAATGAAGTCAAAAAACAACAATTAACTGGTTTTTATAGAGATGTTGACATCCCAGATGAATCTTATGAAGAGAGAGATGATGTCCAAGTAGAAAAAGATGAAATCGAGGGAGTTAGCCCTGATTACACTGAAAATCGCAATAGAACTATTTATGAAGTACACACTATATTGGATTTGGTTGGTTACGAAGACCTCGATGCTGAAGGGGAACCAACAGGATTAAAACTTCCTTATATTGTAACTATAGACGAACAATCTAATAAAGTTTTATCCATTAGAAGGAATTATAACCCTGATGATCTAAGTAAAAATAAGATTAATTATTTTGTTCAATATAAGTTTTTACCCGGACTTGGCTTCTATGGACTAGGCTTATCTCACATGATTGGCGGTCTTTCCAAGGCTTCCACCTCAATTTTAAGACAGCTTATTGATGCTGGCACATTAGCTAACTTACCAGCTGGCTTTAAAGCCAGAGGTATGCGTATTCGTGATGAAGCTGATCCATTGCAACCCGGTGAATTTAGAGATATTGATACCACAGGAGGTTCATTAAGAGACAACTTAATACCATTGCCGATTAAAGAACCTAGTAATGTGCTGATGCAATTACTTGGTATATTGGTCGAGTCTGGTAAGCGTTTCGCTGCTATTGCTGATACAAATGTCGGTGATATGAACCAAGCGATGCCAGTAGGAACGACTATTGCTTTATTGGAGCGTGGTACTAAGGTAATGTCTGCAATCCACAAACGCTTACATTATTCGCAAAGGATTGAATTTAATCTCTTAGCAGACATTTTTTCTGATTATTTACCCCCTCAATACGAATACAATACTGGTTCAGGCAGTCGAGAAATAAAAATTAATGATTTCGATGATCGTGTCGATATTATTCCAGTATCAGACCCTGATATATTTTCACAAAGCCAAAGAATTACCATGGCTCAAGAATTATTGCAAATGGTACAGTCGAATCCAGATGTGCATGGTCCAGTCGGTATATATGAAGCCTATAAACGAATGTACGCTGCTCTTGGTGTTGATGATGTAGACACTTTATTACAACCCCCCCCAGATACAACACCGAAACCAGTAGAAGCAGGATTAGAAAATAGTGGTTTATTGTTAGGGCAACCAGCACAAGCGTTTCCGCAACAAAATCACGAATCTCATGTGGCGGCTCATCAGGGCTTGTTTTTAACTGATGTGGTACAAAAAAATCCACAAATACAATCGGTCATCATTAGTCATGTCATGCAACATTTACAGCATTTGGCAAGCCAGTTAGCACAAGAACAAATACCGCCTGAGATGCAACAAAGAATGACTGCTTTACAACAACAAATGCAACAAGTAACCCCAGAAGAAGCCCAACAAATTCAACAAGAACTGCAAATGATGATGGATCAAATGAGTTCGCCTATTTTGGCTCAATTGACAACACAGTTCATGTCTTCCATTGCACAAACCAGTCAGTCAGACCCTCTGGTAGAAATCAGACAACAAGAATTGGCGCTAAAAGATAAAGAGCTTGATTTAGAACAAGGGCAATTTGTCGGCAAGCAACAACAAAAAGCGCAAGAAAAAATGATGGACACACAATTACAACAACAACGCATTAATATACAAAAAGCAATTGCTGATGATAAACTTGAATTGGGTGTTGATAGAATGAAACAACAAGCAGAGCTTAAATTGCTTGAATTAGAGAAAAAATTTGGGAGAATATAATTATGACTACCTCATATAAATTAGAAGCCTTCAAAGAGCTTCGTAAACAAAAACAAGCTGAAAGGGAAAAGGAAGTTAAAGAGCTCGCAGAAAAAGAAGCTGCTGAAGCTAAAGCTCATGCTGAAAATCTTAAAAGAATTGCTAAAAAGATGGCAATTATTGAATCTGGTGGTGTGGTTCCAAATCCAAAACCAGCAACAGAAGAAAAAGCAGAAAAGCCAGCTAAGAAGGTTGCTAAACCTGTTAAGAAGAAAGCTGCTACTAAAAGGGGCAGACCAGCTGGATCAAAAAATAAGAAAAAATAATGCCACTTTCAAAAGGAAACTCTAAAAGAGTTGTTTCTAATAATATCTCTAAGTTAAAAAAAGAAGGTTATCCACAAAAACAAGCTGTGGCTATTGCTTTAGGAAATTCACGAATGAATAAAGGCGGTGAAGTTGAAATAATTAAATGCAAAGGCGGTGGAGCTGCGAAACAAGGCTTAGAATTTAAAATGAGAACTTAAATGGACCCAATAGATTTTGCAGAACAGCTTAAAAATCATATAGCGAAGAGAGAACAACAGGTAAAGGATATTTATATGTCTGGTGGTTTACGAGACATGGAGCACCACAAATATTTGCAAGGACAGCTGGAAGCATTATACTATATGCAAGATTTTATAAAAGATTACTTTAAAGTAGACAATGACTAACATAGAAAAAGTAAAACTAGCTTCTGCTTATGTAGATCCAGAGGATATAGTTTTAGACCCTGAGAAGATAGAAGAGTCTGTTTTAGAGAGAATGCCCCAACCAACAGGTTGGAAAATCTTAGTTTTGCCTTATCGTGGAAAAGGAAAAACGAAAGGTGGAATAGCCCTTACCAAAGAAACCATAGATCGTGAGTCATTAGCTACTGTTGTTGCTTATGTCGTAAAGTGTGGACCTCTTTGTTATAGTGGTGATAAATATGGAGAGCCTTGGTGTAGCGAAGGTCAATGGGTATTGATTGGAAGATACGCTGGAGCTAGGTTTAAATTAGAAGATGGCGGAGAGGTTCGTATCATTAATGATGACGAAGTTATTGCTACAATCTCTAACCCTGATGATATAGTGAGTTTATAATATGGTAGAAAATCAAGCTGAAATAGAACAAGAAGAAGTGGAGGTAGCGGTTATTGCAGACCCCATTCCTGAAGAATCACAACCAACAAATCAAGAAGTTAATCCTGATGATGAATTGGACCAATACACTAAAAATGTTTCCAAACGGATTAATAAATTAAATCAAAGGGCTAGAACCGCTGAAGAAAGAGCTGTAATGGCAGAGCAAACTGTGGCGCAAAAAGACCAAGAAATCAATGCCCTGAGAAATCATACATCACAATTGAGTTCAAATGTGCTTTTGGCTGAGGAACAATCTGTTCAGGCTAAAGAATTGCAAGCCAATGAGCTGTATAAAAAAGCGGTTGAATCTGGCGATGCTGAATTGATGAGCAAGGCAGATACGCTGAAAAGTGAACTGTCAATCCAAAAAGAAAAGTTAAGAATAGCTAAAAATAGGCAAACAGCACAACCTGCTGTTCAGCAACAGCCATATCAACAGCCATATCAACAACAACCAGAAGTTCAACCTACGCAAGAAGCGCAAGCATGGTCCCAAGACAACCCTTGGTATGGAGATGATTCTGATTCTGATAGTTTACAAGCAACACAATTTGCTTATTTTACTCATTTTAATTTAATTAATGAGGGCTATGAAGCTGACTCAGATGATTATTACGATGAATTAAATGAAAGAATTTTTAAAGTTTATCCAAATTTGGATGCTTCAAAAAGTGCCGATAAAAAAGATGACGGACCCCCTGTGCAAAGAGTCGCATCTACTTCTGTTGGAAGTCGGCAAAAAACACAAGGAAAAAAGAATGGCGTAACATTTTCTAAATCTGAAGTTGATCGTCTTCGTGGTCTAAAGCCTTACAATATGTCTGAAGAAGACTGGTTGAAAAGGGTAGCCAAAGAGAAACAAAAAATTGCTCAAAAGGAGGCAAGATAATGACAGAAGAAGAAAAATTAGATACTGCTAAACACAGCCGTGAATCCGAGTCTCACGATAAACAAGCTCGTAGAAAACCATGGCAACCAGTAAGAAAGCTGGAAACTCCTGAACCTCCAGAGGGTTATGAATACCGCTGGATAAGGGAGTCATATCTCGGTGTAGAAGATGCCAATAACGTAAGTTATAGGCTTCGAGAAGGCTGGGAGCTTGTTCAAGGTTCGGAATTGCCAGATGACTGGCAACTGCCAACATTGGATGAGGATAAAGGTAGGCTTGCTGGTGTTGTTCACAATGAGGGACTTCTTTTAGCAAAAATTCCACTAGAAACTGTGCAAGAAAGGCGTGATTATTATGAAAATAAGAATCGCAAAGCAAATGAAGCATTAGACAATACCATGTTTAATGATTCATCTAAGGACAGTCGTTATGTGAAATATGATGCCAAAAGGGAAACTCAGGTCACTTTTGGAAAAAAGTGATTTTAACTTAACAGGAAAATAACTATGGCAAATAAAGATGCCCCTTTCGGTTGTAGACCTGTTCGTGAGATGGGTGGAGCACCCTATTCTGGCGGTCAAAACCGATACAGAATAGCAAGTGGCGCAACGACACCGATATACCAAGGTGATTTAGTTACACAACTAACAGCTGGTGTACTCGGTAGACATGCTGCTACTGGTACTGTTCCAATAGTGGGTGTGTTTAATGGTGTCCAATATACAGACCCCACCACAGGCGAACAAGTTTATAAAAATTATTATCCCGGCAGTATTTCTGCTTCGGATATAATTGCTTCTGTCATTGATGATCCTAATGTTGTTTTTGAAATTCAAGGTGATGCTGCTTGTCCAGTAGCTGACCTGTTTGGAAACTTCGACATTGTGGATGGTTCTCCTGTAGGCGATACCAAGTCTGGGAGGTCTAATACTGAAATAGATATTGGCACTGGAGCTACTACAGCTACACTGCCTTTGAAGGCTTTAGACATTTCTCAGGATCCTAATAACTCGGATGTTTCATCCACCAACACCAATGTTTACGTTGTGATTCAGAATCACATCTGTGGACAGAAAGGTGCTGGACTAGCATAAGGTAGATAAAATATGGCAATTTCAAGAGCACAATTAGCTGCCGAACTAGAACCGGGATTAAACAGCCTTTTTGGTATGGAGTACGACCAATACAATAAAGAATACGAAGAAATATTCTCAATCGAAGACTCATCAAAAGCCTTTGAAGAAGAAGTTTTAATCGTAGGTTTTGGTTCTGCACCAGATAAATCAGAAGGCGCTGGAGTTGTTTTCGATAATGCCTCAGAAAGTTATACTGCAAGATACACCCACGATACAGTGGCGTTGGCTTTTGCATTAACAGAAGAAGCTGTTGAAGATAATTTATACGATTCATTAGGTAAAAGGTATACAAAAGCACTTGCACGTTCCATGGCTAACACCAAGGAAGTAAAAGGTGCTAATGTTCTCAACAACGCATATAGTTCAAGTTATACTGGAGGAGATGGTGTTTCATTAGTAAACACAGCTCACCCATTAGCTGGTGGAGGCACTGACGCAAACAGAGCTTCAACTATGGCTGACTTAAACGAAACTTCATTAGAAGCTGCGTTAGTTGATATTGCAACATTTACAGACGATAGAGGCCTTCAAATCTCTGTCCAGCCCACACAAATTGTGGTTCCACCACAATTAGTGTTTATTGCTGACAGAATATTGAACAGTCCTCAAAGATCTGGCACAGCCGATAATGATATTAACGCTATTAAAAACACAGGGGTATTACCCGGTGGTTATAGCGTCAATCATTATCTGACTGACGAAGATGCTTGGTTTGTACTGACTTCA